GCAAATAATTATTCTAATTTATTAAAACCTTCCTCTGAATGGATATATTGGGATAAATTAATTACAGGAAAAGTTGATTTTTCATCTGGAGAATTAGCTTATACTTCATATAAAGGTTCTTTAAAGTCTTTTAAATTTGCAATTCAATCTAATTATATATTAGAAAAAAGAATACACCCAACACAAAAACCTGTTGCATTATATAAATGGTTACTTGATAAATATGCAAAGCAAGGAGATAAGATATTAGATACTCATTTAGGTTCTGGTTCAATAGCAATAGCTTGTCACGATTACGGATTTGATTTAACTGCCTGTGAATTAGATACTGAATATTACGAAAAGGCACTAGATAGATTAAGTAAACATCAAATGCAACAAAGTTTATTTTAATGCAGATATTTCTACCTAACCCACACGCAAACCAACAAAGAATCTTAGAATGTGATAAGCGTTTTAGGGTGGTTATGTGTGGTCGTAGATTTGGTAAGTCAGAACTATCTCAGATACTTTCTGTAACCTATGCCGTTAAAGGTCTTTCTGTGGCTTATATTACCCCTACTTATGGATTAGCTAAGGTTTTCTTTAGCAAGTTAACAGAGTCCTTAGAAATGCCTAAAAACAAGTCTGACCTTAAAATAGATTTCCCTAATGGTGGGCAGGTAGAATTCTTTACAGGTGAACGACTAGATAACCTTAGAGGTCGTAAATTCCATTTGGTTATTATAGATGAAGCATCCTTTATACCTGACTTAGAAGCAGGATGGCAGAACAGTATTAGACCAACCCTTACAGATTACAAGGGTAAGGCAATTTTCTTATCTACTCCTAGAGGCAAAAACTATTTCTATAGCCTGTTTATGAAAGAGGGTGAAACTGATTGGGCATCCTTTAAATTTACTAGCTATGACAATCCTTTTATAGACCCACAGGAAATAGATGATGCTAGGATGCAACTGCCAAATGTAGTATTTGAGCAGGAGTATATGGCTAACCCTTCAGAGAATAGCGCAAACCCATTTGGAAATAAGTTCATTCAAGATTGTATAAGACCAATTAGCAGTCAACAAATAGTAGCATTTGGGATTGACCTTGCAAAGTCTGTTGACCATACGGTGATAATAGGTCTTGATAATAATGGCAATGTGGCTTACTTTGACAGGTATCAAATGGATTGGCATAACACTAAGGAGAATATAAAGAGGCTGCCAAGATGCCCTATATTAATAGATAGCACAGGAGTAGGTGACCCTATCCTAGAGGACTTACAAAGGGAAGGCATAGCTATTGAAGGCTTAAAGTTTACAAGTTCAAGTAAGCAACAACTAATGGAAGGTCTTGCAACTGCTATACAACAAGGCAGAATAGGATTCCCTGAAGGCGCAATTACAAATGAGTTACAAGTGTTTGAATATCAGTTTACGGCTAATGGGGTTAAGTACTCTGCACCTAGTGGATTCCACGATGACTGCGTAATGTCATTGGCTTTAGCGTGGTCTAACTTTAGCATTAGAAGGGGGTCAGGCAGGTATTCCTTTCTATAATTACCGTTCATCCTTATTATTTGCCGTTCATCACAAAGTTTAAAAATAGTTTAGATTATGTACGCAATGTGTATATATCTTACACTATCTTTGATTTATCAAACAAACCAATATGAAAAAAGAAAACAAACAAGCAGTAATTATTCTTATATTCGCATTCTTAGTAGTTGCGATATATCAGAACATTTAAGAGCATAGACCACCTCAAGAAATTTTTAATATTAAAATAAAACAAAGATAGTAATTTGGGTACTTGGGGTGGTTTTTTAAAACAAACACTATGGTAAAAAACAACTACACAATCAGTCAGGAATACTTAATAAGGCTTGAAAATGAATGCCTAATAGAGAAGATAGCTAAACTAGAAAAGGAATTAGCAGACAAAGAATTAGCTATTAAGATGCTAAAAAAAGACCTAGAACCATACTTAGATGAAAAAGATAGAAGAAAACAATTTCTAGAAAGAAGGGATAAAATAGATGAAAAGATTAATCAAATGATTTACAACTTACATAATAAGCAACAATGAAGCAACTAATATTTACATACGAACTATTAAAGTTTATACTATTTAGCGTACCATTAGCTTGTTTAGTATTTATAATTGCAGTATCTTTATCTAAAATTAAGGCGATATGTGGCATAAAATAACCGTATGGCATTATCAACAGATGTATCCAATAATTACTAACCCATCAAAAGATTGGACTGAAAAGGATATTGAGAATAAGCTAATATCTATTATAAATAACTTAACTGAAAATCAGGTAAGCAATTTACCTAAAAAGCAATTAGATAAATACAGGGCAGAGTTATATTTTTTAAAGGATAACTACGAAGGGCAACCTGTAAATAGAATCTATGCTAATAAAAGAATATATAAGTTTATTAAAGATTCTAAGGATATAAACACTGCAAGGTATATAGAGAGCAAGTTTTTTATGAAAGACCTAATACCTAATCTGCATAAAATAGCTGCATCGATAGTAATTCCACAAGAACGGAAATGGTTTAAATATAGGGATTTAAAATACGATTCAGACCTGCATCAAGAATATGCGAATGATATTTTACACGCTAATTTTAAAGAGGTTTACTTTTCGGTTGTTTTTTTTTATCAAGTATTCAACGATTGGACTCCAATTACAAAGGATTATTTGACGGAGAATCTGAACAAGGAGGGTCTGACAATGGACAAGGCAGAAAAGGTGGCAGCAATTTTATGGAGTATTTTGGATGGCAATACTGCGCAAAAATAGTATCAGAACACGAGGCAATAGTTCTGCAAGATGTTTACGAGTTAAAGGTTATACATTTTTTAAATACATTATCATATTTAAAAGCTAAGAATGATTACGATAATGAGCAGATTAAAAAGATAAAATAGTTTTCATAGTGGATTTTTGGTTAACGTCCCCATCCGTAAAAAGGTGGGGATAGTTATTTTAAGCCTATTATACTATTTATTGGTATGAGCATTAGTAGGAATCAAATAGAAGCACTAAGAGACGGCTATATCCAAAGGATAGGTAGCGGTGACTATAAGGTGCTTAATTCTAAGAAATTGCCTATATTAGAACAGACTTTGCTTGAATTTGGATTAGATTTTAATAAAGCTATATTAGATAATCTAGAAAAATCAGGGTCGATTGCTAGTGGCAAACTAACAGAAGTTTCATTTCCTACTATTACTAAATTCGGCACTCAATATATTTTAGCTTTAGGTTATCCTGCTGATAGCGAACAGATTAAGTACTTTGATTTTATAAACAAAGGGGTTAAAGGTAAGATAAGCGGTGAGCCTTCTAATACTCCATACGCATATAAAACCATTTACCCTAATAGGAAAATGGCAGCTAATATATTTACTTGGCTAAATAAAGCTAGGAAATCTGTAAGGTCTGACAATGTAACAACTAGCAGAGATGGTGGCGAAAGTCCTACACAGGCAAAGAAACAAGGATTAAAAAAGACGCTGACAAGCGCAAAGAATAAAAGGGGATTAGCATACGCAATATCTGTTAACATTAAAAAAAGAGGTATTAAACAAACTAAGTATTTTGACAATGCAATAGCACAGGTATTCGATAAGAAGTTTACAGATGCAGTAGCTTATGCAGTTATAAGTGATGCAGCAGTAAGGATAGCAGCAAATATTACAAAAGAATCAAAAGCGAAATAATAAAATGGCAATAACAATACAGAGCAGTCCTGCACCATATTCTAGTATGCACGATGACTTATGGTATGTATCAAGTTCAACTAATGTAGGCGAAACTGCATTTAAGTTTGTTTACGATGTTTATGTTAATGGCTCACAGGTAAGCAGAACAAAGGTATATCCATCACCATCTGCAGAAGGCAGTTATGGAGTATTTAACGCATCCCCAATGGTAAGGGCATTTGTAACTAACTACTTTGAGCCTTCAGGTAGTTCTATTCTAGTTGCGTCTAATGACAAGATTAAAGTTAATTCTACAATACAGGTAGGCGAAGAATATGTAAGTGGTGGTAACTTAGTTACTAGCGCAGGATTAGTTTCAGGAGCATTAAGTGCTTATAACTATTACCCACCATTATTTGCTGACATTCTATTTGTTAATAACAATACTCCTTTAGTCCTATCAGACTATTACGATAATCTATTAATTGAAAACTTTACAGATGATTGGATTACAGAAAGGGATGCAGAGAATATAACAATAGAATATGGCGATAATTTTTATGCTACATATTTTAAGATAACTGCAGGTACTTATTCTGCATGGATAGAAACTATTAACGAATCGGGTACAGTTTTAGATACGGTTAGTGGTGGAATTACATTCGCAGGTGAAATGAATCTATTTAATTGTCAGGCAGGACATATCAATACCTTTGCAGGTAGAACTTTAATTACAGAGGATACCTATGGATATAATGTTTATTTAAAAAGAGGGGTCGCAATATCTAGAAAGCTACAATTTAAACAAAAGTGCTATCCTAAATACAAGCAGTATAACTTGCATTTCTTAAACAGATTAGGCGGTTGGGATACAATGAAATTTGCTTTGGTTAACAAGAGGTCAACAGAGGTACAAAGGGCATCATATAGACGCAATGATTGGCAGTTATCAGGCAATACAATGACTAATATTGATGCTTACAATAAGTATAATGAGACTACTTTAAACTATGCTATTCAGCATAAGGATAGATTCCATCTTATTTCGGATTGGGTAAGTCAACAGGATTACGAATGGTTAGCACAGTTATTTGCAAGTACTATTGTATATATGGAGGTGCAAGGCGCATACTTCCCTGTTACAATCAGCAGCACGAATTACGAATATAGATTAGAAAGTTCGGACAAGCTATTTAACTTTGAAATAGATATTGAGGTTGGTAAATATATAACAAGTCAATTTAGATAATGATAAGTACAGAGATATATATTGAGGGATACAACTTAGACTTATTGCAAGACATAAGTACAGAGTTTAACTATTCTATTGATGATGTTAACGATTTTGGCAGTAGGAATACATCTTATTCTAAGACCATTAATATTTCAGGAACTGCAATTAACAATAGAATATTTGGCTTTGTGTTTGATTTAGGTAACGCAAACTTTACGGACAATGAATTGCCTAATGTAAACTATAATTTTAATGCTTCAAAGTCGGCTCAATGTAGAATCTTTATTGATAAGGTACAGATATTTAAGGGTACATTAAGGATATTGGAAATTGTAATAGATGATAAAACTATTGAGTATCAGTGTTCTGTATTTGGTGAACTAGGTGGGTTTATAAATACACTAGGAAATAAAAGATTACAAGATTTAGATTTTAGTGCATACAATCACGTTTATAATATTGCTAATATTAAAGCTAGTTGGGATACTATTGCAGGGTCAGGTTACTATTATCCATTAATTGATTATGGCAATGTAAGCACAGATAAAATAAACTTTCAAGTAAGTGCATTTAGACCTGCTTTATATGTAAAAGAATATTTACAAAAGATATTTGAAGGAACGGATTATACTTATACATTAAATTTATTATCAGCAGAACAAGAACTATTTAACAGGCTTATTATTCCTCATAATCAAATTAATTTAACTAAAACAACAGGAACTTTAAACGTAGCTACAAGGACAACTGACCTAGTAATTACAGGAACAAGCCTTTATAGATTTACAACTGTTACAGGGTCAGGATTAGTTCCAAGTGGTTCTAATAGTGTATTCACATATACAGGAACGGCTTCTACAACATTAAAAATGATTTATTCATTTAGTGGTGATGCAACAAGTGGTGTTTTTTATATATTAAAAAATGGATTAAGCGTTTATGAATCAAATTTTGTTGGAGGGGTTGGAGAAGACGGAGAATTTGAATTGTTAATAAATACTAACGATGCAATTAGTTTTAGATTTACAAATACTGCACCTAATAGAGATGACCCACCTGTTACAATAACAGAAGGTCAAGTATCATTTTTTTCAGATGCACTTGTGCCTGTTAATGTTGCCTATGGTGATGCATTAGTTATTAATGATACAATACCAAAAGGTATATTCCAAAGAGACTTCTTTTTAAGCATAGTTAAAATGTTTAACTTATATGTTTACGAAGATACTTGGAATGATAAGAAATTAATTATAAAGCCTTATATTAACTTTTATGATGACACTTATGCTAATGCTTTAGATTGGTCTAATAAAATAGACAGGTCTAAGCCTTTAAGTATTAAGCCTATGAGTGAACTAAATGCAAGGTATTTTGATTATAAGTTTACAAAAGACAATGATTTTTACAATGAGAATTATAATAAAAAATACAATGAAAGCTATGGAGATAGGATATATGATACAGAATATGATTTTAGTAAAGAAACAGATACACTTGAAGTAATATTTGCGCCAAGTGTTTTATATCAAAAAGATGGAACAGATAAGATATATCCTGCTATATATAAAATATCAGATAATAATACTAAAGAAAATTCAATGGAAAGTGTTATTAGAATATTACAAGCTAAAAAAATAACAGGTAGAACAAGTTATAATATATTAAACGGATTGTCAGTAATTGATACTATTACTACTTATGGATATGGTGGACATCTTAACGACCCATTTGCGCCAACTAATGATATTAATTTTGGTGTGCCATTTGAGACTAAGTTTAATACTAGCGGCTATCCAATAGCAAATATATTTAACGCATATCATAGTGATTACATAGCAGAAATTACAAGTAAAGATAGTAAGCTACTTACCTGTTCTGCTTTATTAAATACTAATGATATTAATAATCTAGATTTTAGCAAGTACATTTGGATTGACGGAGTTCTATTTAGATTAAATAAGGTTGAGAATTTTAACCCTATGGAATACAATACGACCAAAATAAGTTTATTAAAAGTAATTGAAACAACCTACTAATGGCACAAGAAAATTTAAATTTAAAGATAACGATTGATACAGAAGCAGGTTCTAAAAATGTAGACAATCTAAATAATAAGACAAAAGAAAGTGTTAAATCTGCTAAAGAAGGGCAAGGTGCATTTTCATCTTTAGGGAATACTATTAAATCATTAGGTGTAATTTCTGTAATTGCAGGTGCATTTAATTTCTTTAAAGAAACATTAAGCAAAAACCAAAAGGTTGCGGATACTGTTGCTGCAGTATTTGGAACTATTGCAACAATAGCTAATAAATTAGTAGAAATTTTTATTGATGTTACAGACTCGGTTAGTAAAAATACTAATGGATTTGATGCGCTAGGAAAAGTAATGACAGGATTGTTAACACTAGCAATTACTCCATTAAAACTAGCATTTGGCGGAATTAAATTATTTATTCAACAAGCGCAATTAGCTTGGGAAGATTCTTTTCTTGGCGGTGGCGATACTGAAAAAATAAAACAATTAGCAAAAGGAATTGAAGAAACTAAAACTTTTTTAGGTCAAACTGCAGATAGTGCAGTAGAAGCAGGTAAGAAAGTTTATAACAACTTTGGTGCGGCTGCGGCTTCTGTTGTTGATGTTGTTAGTGGTGTAGTCGATAAGGCATCTAAAATTAATGTAAAAGCAGTATATGAGCAAAATAAGGCAACTATTGCATTACAAAATAGTGCAAAGTTAGCTGCTGCACAATTACAAGGATTAGTTGAAGAATACGATAGACAAGCTGAAGTTCAAAGACAAATTAGGGATGATGAATTTAAGAGCATTGACGATAGAATAGCAGCTAATAATAAATTAGGTCTTGTTTTAACAGAGCAGCAAAAAGCAATGAAAGATTTAGCTGCTACAAAAGTAGCTGCTGCGGAAGCAGAACTTAAACAGAATAGCACAAACATTGATTTGCAAGTTGCTAGAAATCAAGCATTAAATGAACAGAAAGCTATTGAGGCACAAATAGCAGGATTGAGGTCTGAATACTTAGTTAATCAAACAGGATTAGCAAAAGAAAAATTAGCATTAGACGCTTCTATTGCAGCTAGTAATAATAAGATTACATTAGATGAAAGAAAGGCTAATGCAGAACTTATTAAAGATGAAGTATTAAAACTAGAAACAAAAAAACAGATTAGCAAAGAAGAAGCAGACATAGAACTTAAAAGGCTACAAGATAATATTAATAATTACAATGTAGGTACACAGGCAAGAACAGATGCAGAAATAGCTTATAATGAAAAGGTAACTGCTCTTAGAATTGAATTAGCTAATCTTGATGATGGCATTATTACAGCTAAATTAAATAGAGAAGCACAAGCAAGAGTAGAAGAAGAAGCGTTATTATTTGCTGATTATGAATTAAGAAAGGCATTAGGAGAAGCTACATATCAAGACCAATTAGATGGATTTAATAAATCAAGAGAATTAGAAAGGCAAAATATTACAGCAAGAAAGCACACACAAGCCGAATTAGATACATTTGATAAACAAACTGCAACGCAAAGGATAGCATTAGAAAGACAAGTGCAAAATGAAAAGTTAAACATTTTAAATGCAGGTATTAATGCAGCTATTGAAATTGTAGGTAGGGAATCTGCTGCAGGTAAAGCATTAGCAATCGCACAAGCGGTTATGAACACATATACAGGTGCTACAAGAGCATTAAAAGATGTACCATATCCATTTAACTTTGTTGCTGCAGCTACAACTATTGCTTCAGGTTTTTTAAGTGTTAAAAAAATTATGGCTACTCCATTGCCAAATAATGCAGGAGCAGGTATGAGTGCTAATGTCAGTATGTCTGCACCTGTCGCACCACAATTACCACAGGCACAAACAACTAATTTAAGTCAAAGCACAATTAACGACATTGGCAATCAGGCAGTTAGGGCTTATGTAGTTGAAAGCGATGTAACTAGCAACCAACAAAGAATAGCAGCAATAAGACAAAGAGCAAGATTTAGTTAATATTTAATAAAACACTATTTATGAGTATGGAATTACCTTTATATATGTTGGAAATATCAGATGACTTAAACGATGATGCAGAGGTGCAATTCGTTTCTTTAGTCGATAGACCTGCAATACAAAAAAACTGGAATGCTTTTAAGAATGAACAAAAGTTTCAGATTATTAGTGAAGATAAGCGAATTATTAGTGGTTGCGCTATGTTGGCTGATACTCCTATTTTTAGGAGTGATGCTGCTTTTGGTGATTACTATGTCGCATTTTCTAAGGATACTATCACAAAGATTGTTCAAAAATTCTTTAAGAAAGGCTACCAAAACAATGTAAACTTAATGCACGACCCTAATCAAATTGAGACAGGGGTTACAATGTTTGAAAGTTTTATTAGTGATAAAGAAAGAGGCATTATGCCAATGAAAGGATTTGAGGATGCACCAAATGGTAGTTGGTTTGTTTCTATGTTAGTAGAAAATGAGCCTGTATGGGAGAAGGTAAAAGAAGGTTTAATCAATGGATTTTCTATTGAGGGTATATTTAATTATACTCCTAAGCTAACTAACGAGGAAATTAAAATGCAGAAAATAATTAACATATTAGAACAAATTTAGTTCTAAGTGATAAACAATAATATTTATTAACATTTAAATAAAAAGAAAAATGAATTCAAAAGAAGCATTACAACAAATAAGAGCATTATTTGAAGATATGCCACAAGTTGTTGAACCTGTTGCTCCTGCAGTAACAAAGGTAGAAATGGCTGAATATTCTTTAGTAGACGGAACTAAGGTTATGATATCTGCTTTAGAAATTGGTGGTATGGTAACAATGGAAGACGGCACTCCTGCTCCTATTGGAGAACATCAATTAATGGATGGTACATCTATTGAAGTTGATGAATTAGGTGCTATCGTAGAAATTTCTTCTCCTAAAGAAGATGTTATTGTAGAAGAACCTGTTGCACCTGCTGCTGAAGTAGCACCTGCACAAGATACAACTGCAATGATTCAGGAATTAAAGGATGACTACGAGAAGAAAAAAATGGAATTAGATGCGAAGATTGCTGAATTAGAAAGCAAGGTTAAACAAGGGTTTGCACAAGTAGCTGAATTAGTAGAAGCACTTTCAAACACTCCAACTGCCGAGCCTACTCAAAAAGCAGCAAACGCATTTCAATCATATGTAAGTACTAATGATAGTAAGTACGAAAGATTGGAGAAATATAGAAACGCAATTTTAAACAAATAAATTTATAAACAATGGCATTTTCAGTAAGCACATTAGCGAACTATACTAAAGAGAACGAAGCATTATTGGTTACTTCTTCAGTATTAGGCGCAAAAACTGCATCTTTAATTAAGAGTGCAGGTAACGTAATGGTTGGTGTAAAGTCTGCAGAGACAATCAACATTATGGACACAGATGCATTCTTTCAAGCAGGTGGTACTTGCGGTTGGAACGCATCAGGTACAACTTCTTTCACACAAAGAACAGTAACAGTAGGTAAGGTTAAAGTACAAGAAGCTTTATGTCCAAAGACATTAGAAGCTAAGTATTTACAAAAGGCTTTGCCAACAGGTTCAATGTATGATTCAATCCCTTTCGAGCAAGAGTACACAGATAAAAAAGCTAAAACTATTGCTTCTCAATTAGAGACTGCAATTTGGCAAGGCGATACTGCATCTGCAAATGGTAACTTAAACAAGTTTGATGGTTTAATCAAATTGATTGGTGCTGCTTCAGGTGTTGTTGATGCTAACGTATCAGGTTTCGTTTCAGGCGGTCCTGTATCTTCTATTACTGCATCTAACGTGATTGCATTATTAGATGGTGTTTACAAAGCTATCCCTGCTAAAGTAGTAGCTGCAGATGATATGACTATCTTCGTAGGTCAAGATACTTTCAGAACTTACACTATTGCATTAAAGAACGCTAATATGTTCAACTACGCATTTGATGGTAAGGCTGATAGCGAGTTTGTATTGCCAGGTACTTCAATCAAAGTTGTAGCAGTACAAGGTTTGAACGGAACAGGTGATATCTTTGCTTTAAGATTAAGCAACTTATTCTTAGGTACAGACTTATTAAACGAAGAGGAGAAGTTTGAAATCTTCTTTGCTAAAGAAGCTGATGAAGTAAGATTTGCTTGTGAATTCAAAATGGGTGTAAACATTGCATTCCCTGATGAAATCGTAAAAGTAATAATCTAATTATAAAGGGGAGTTGAAATATACTCCCCATTTTTTAAAACAATAAAATAATATAATATGCCGTGCGCATTAACACAAAATTATACCCTTGACTGCAGAGATTCCTTAGGTGGAATTACTGAAGTTTATTTTATTGCAAGTTCAGATGTAACTTCTACTACCGAAGCAAGTGGTGTAATTACTGCTTTAACAAAAGCTGCAGGTAAAAGATTCTTTAAATATGAATTAGTAAAAGGGACTTCTATGTTAACAGAGAATGTTGCATCGAATGTTCAAAATGGTACTATGTATTTTACTCCTGAATTAACAATAATTTTAAACAAGTTACAAGCTAACACAAGAAACGAAATCTTGTTATTAGCTCAAAATTCACTTGTTGCGGTTGCTAAAGATAACAATGGTAAATATTGGTATCTTGGTAAAACAAGAGCATTAGACCTGACTGCAGGTAGTGCTACATCAGGTACTGCTGAAGGCGATAGAAGTGGTTATACTTTGACTTTTACAGGTGCTGAACCTGCATTAGCTCCTGAAGTTAATAGCACTGTTGCTGCTGCACTTACAACTGCAGGATAAAGTTTGTAGTTTTCATAGTTTAGTTCCCCTGCCTAGTTTTCTAGGTGGGGGTTTTTTATGCGCATATATTTGTAAATATGCGTATACATATCAGATATAAGTCAAAAAGTAAAGTTATTGACTTGCTTTATTACAACATAAGTCAAGTTTTACCTTTACTGATTCATTTTGTAAATATTTATATAAATGCTATTTATAATTGATGATACACTTAACAAAAGGCGAAACAAATACGATTGTTATGACATTAACTGAAAAGCAGTTACTGACTAACCCTAACTACCTTTTTGTGTTTACAAACAGAAGTAGCAATAATGTAATTAAATTTGTAGTTTTAAACGCATCTGATGTAAGTCAATACAAAGATAGATACAATGAATTTAGCATAGTTACAAACACTAATTTTGCTACTGCATTAGAGGGTCAATATACCTATGAAGTATATGAGCAAACTAGCACTAGCAATACAAATATAACAGGCTTAAACAAGTTAGAAACAGGCATTATGTGGCTTTCAGGTTCTACCTTGTCATATAATCAATTTACAACAACAGACACTTATACAATTAGACAATGATAGATTTAAGAGTATTAACATTCGCAGAAGCTAGACAACCCAAATTCGCAGAGAAGAAGGGTATTGATGGTGGATATATTAAATATGGCGAAAACAACGATTATCCTGAATACATAGTAGACTTATACAATAAGTCCTCTAAGCATAGTGCTATTATTAAAAGCAAGGTACATTACATTACAGGGAATGGTTGGTCAGGTCAACCCGATGCACAAGCATTTATAGACAAGGCTAATAGAATTGAATCTTTAAATGATTTAACTAGAAAGGTGTCTTTAGATATTGAAATTTTCGGTGGTGCTTTTTTAGAAATCATTTGGGATATGTCAGGCAACCTTGCTGAAATTTGGCATTGTGATTATACAAAGATGCGCACGAATAAAGATAATACGCAGTATTGGTATAAAGAAGATTGGAAGGATAACAAAGTAAAGCCTATTGTTGTAGCTGCTTTTAATCCTAAGCAACCAATAGGTAAGCAAATTTTATATGTAAAGGAATACAGACCTAATATTGGTATCTATGGATTACCTAGTTATTTTGCTGCCTTAAATTACATTGAATCTGACATTGAAGTATCTAAGCATATCTTAGGAAATGCGCAGACAGGGTTTTCTGCTAGTAAACTTATTACCTTACCAAATGGTGAGCCTAATGATGAAGAAAAGCGTAATGTAGACAATAGAATTAGAAAAACATATAGCGGTGCAGACGGTAAAAAGTATATGATTGCATTTGTTAATGACATATCTAGAAAGCCTGTTATTGATGATTTAGGTACTAGCGACTTAACAAAAGAAGACTTTGGTAAGATAGATGAATTAATACAGACTAATATATTTAGTGGGCATCAGGTTACTACTCCATCAATTATGGGTATTGCAGAAGCAGGTAAGTTAGGTACAAGAACTGAAATGCGTGATGGTTACGAAATATTTAAAAACACTTATGTTAACGCAAAGCAGATGCACTTAGAAAGTGTATTTAATATGTTAGCTAAATTTAAAGGTGTAGAAAGTGAAATTAAGATTATACCAACAGAGCCAATAGGTATCGAATTTAGTGAGGCTACAATAGTTTCTGTTGCTCCTAAAGAATGGATATTAGAAAAGGTTGGTATTGATATTAATAAATATTTACCAACTCCTGCAGATGTTTCAACTGAAGCACCTGTTGAAACGCTATCAGTTAATGAGCATATCAAAGGATTAAAGGGTAGAGAATGGCAAAATATGCAGCGTATTATTCGTGAGTTTAACAAGGGCAAAATTAATAGAGAACAGGCTAGTGCGATGCTTAAAACAGGATATGCATTAAGTGATGAAGAAGTCACAACTTGGTTGGGATTAGAAGAATTAGAAGCTGAATTTTCTGAAGAAGATTATAAAGTATTTTTTGAATTTGGTGACGTAAAGGATGGTTATAATGTATGGCAAAAGAAATCTAGATTTTCAGATGATAGCGATTATCAAATGTTTGCAGAAGTTAATCAATTAGAATCAAATGTATTAGACCAAATTTCAAAGCAAAAAGATATTACTCCTGAAGTACTTGCACAGGTTTTAAATGTAAGTGTAGCTGAAATTATAGTAGTTATTAGAAGCCTAGAAGAAAGAAATATTATAACTTCTGTTGATAAAAAAATAGGCAAAGGAATTGATTCAAATGTTATAGTTGAAAGGAAATTAGTTAAGCCATTAGGAGTAACTATCGGAGAAGTTAAACCAACAACAACAGAAATGCTTGTTAGATATTCTTACGAATGGAAGTCAGGATTTAGCGATTCTGATTTAAGAACAAGCAGACCATTTTGTCAAAATTTAATTAGAGCTGATAAATTTTATAGTAGGAGCGAAATTGAACAGATGTCAGCAAGGTTAGGTTATTCTGTATGGGATAGAGGTGGAGGTTGGTGGACTAAAAAAGGCACTAATATACATTCGGTATCCTGCAGACACGAGTGGAAAACAAATATAGTTACAAGAAAAAAATAATAAGATGTCATTAAATACATTATTCATATCAGTACAGAGCATTAAAGATAGAACAGGCTTACACGCAAACGTAGATGAAAAATTAATATTGCCTGAAATCAAGACTGCACAAGATATGTATATCATGCCTGCACTAGGTAGTACATTTTACAATAGATTACAAGCAGGTATAAATGGTAATAACTTAAATGCTAATGAGCAATCTTTACTTAACAATTATGTAACAGATTGTTTGATTTATTATGTAATGAGTGAATTACCTATGGGGTTATCATATCAGTTTTACAATAAAGGATTGCTAAGAAAGTCAGGTGAGAATCAAGAAAACCCATCAATGCAGGATATGATTGATGTGGCTAATAGATACAGGACAAGAGCAGAGTTTTACAAGCAAAGATTAATTAAATATCTTAGACAGAACAATACTATGTTCCCTGAATATTTAAACTATACAAGCGGAATAGATACAATTTTACCTGACTTAGAAGGTTATACTACTTCTTTATTTTTAGATGACGATTGCGATTGTTCAGGCAAAAAGCCTTTATCAGAAAAATATCAAGGTAAAATAGGTTGCTAATATGAGCAAAGAAGCTAACATTAAGAATCAAAATAAGCTAAAAGTTTATTTAGAAAAAACAAAAAAGAATGACCTTAAATCAAATAGTAAAGCAAATAACGGAATTCGGAAACAACCACGAACAAATTAAGTTTGTTTACTTTGGGGATGTTTGGGAAAGGTTAAGTAATGGTGAGGTAACATACCCTGCTATGTTTTTTACTTTAACTGATGCTCAAATTTTAGCAAAGCAAATACAATATAATTTTTCTATCTATTGTATGGATAGGATGCTAATGGAAGAAACAAACGAAACAGAAGTATTAAGTGATATGATTTTAGTAGGTCAGGATATGGTTGCTAGTCTTAGAGACCATATTTATCAATGGACTGCTAATGATAATATGTCAGTAACATTTTTTACGGAATCAGACCCTGATTATTTAGCAGGTGTAAAGATTGATTTCTCATTAACATTATCTTCATTAAACGACACTTGTCAAATACCTACAAATGGAATCTAAAAAAATAAATCAACTAGCAACAGAGATGGCACCTGCTACCTCTGATTTAACAATTATAGGCGACCCAATTACAGGTGTAAGTAAAAAGATTACGTTATTACAGATAGCTGATTTATTTGCTACAACAGGTACAGTTACAAGCGTTGCGGTTACAGAAACAGGGGATGCTTTAACAATAACAGGAAGTCCAATAACAAGTGCAGGTACAATTAATATAGGATTTGCAGGGGATGCTACTCAATATGTTAGAGGCGATGGAGCATTAGCAGATTTTCCAACATCAACAGGTGGCGGTAGTTCGGTTTCTTACTATCTAAATTCAAGTGTTTCACAAGGTACTATTGGCGGTGTTGCTTATAGAGAATTAAGTAAAGACCCAATTGCAGGTGCAGGAACTGACATTACTATTTCGGCAGATGGATATATAGCAAGTTACATAACAGATGCTAATGACCCTGCTTTATTAGAAGTGCCAGGTGGTAACTTTAATTGTGAGTTTTATTTTAGTGTAAATTCTAATGCGCATAATCCTTATGTTTATGCAGAGCTTTATAAATATGACGGCACTACTTTTACGCTATTAGGTAGCAGCCAAAGTGTACCTGAATATTTAACTAATGGTACAACATTAAGTCCTTACTATTTTGCGGTTCCTGTTGCAACTGCTGCTTTAACAATAACAGACAGATTAGCAATTAGAATCTATGCAAACGTTGATACAAGAACAGTTACTTTACATACAGAGAATAATCATTTATGTCAAGTAGTTACAACCTTTTCTAAGGGATTAACTTCGTTAAATAACTTAACAAGACAAGTACAATTTTTAGCGACAGGAACAAGCGGAACTGACTTTAATATATCAAGTTCAACGGCTACTCATACTTTTAATTTACCTGTGGCTTCGGCTACAAATACAGGTAAGTTAAGTTCAACGGATTGGAGTACGTTTAATAATAAGCAACCTGCAGGTAATTATGTTACTCTTGATACTACTCAAACAATTTCAGGGGTAAAAACTTTTACAACTTCTAATATATTTTCAGGTGCTAATCTATTTACTAATTTTTCACAAAGATTTAATCAAGGGGTAGCAATTTTAGAAACTGCTAATTTTGGTGCTACTGTAGATTATACAACTATTGTAGGTGCAGTTAATGGATTAGCTTTAAGACTATCAAGCGATGGTAAAAAGATATTTGCTTTTGCAGATGGTACAACTAATAACACTTTTACTTTCCCAAATGCAAGTGGCACAATAGCATTGACAAGTGATATTTCATATCCTGTTACAAGTGTATTTGGTAGAACAGGTGCAGTTGTGGCTCAAAGTGGCGATTATACAACCACACAAGTAACAGAGGGAACAAACCTTTACTTTACCGATGCAAGGTCAAGAGCTGCAATTAGTTTAACCACAACAGGGTCAAGTGGAGCAGCAACTTATAATTCTACAACAGGAGTATTCAATATTCCTAACTATGGTTCTGCTTTAAGCGGATATGTTACTTTAGGAACTACTCAAACAATAACAGGAGATAAGACTTTTGATGGTAACAATGTATATAATGGGGTTAACATATATAACACTTATCAAACAAGATTTACGGCTGGTATTGCAATTAATCAAACTTTAAGTGGTGGCGCAGTTAGTAGTCATACAGTTATCGGAGCAAATGTTAATGGCTTAAATGTTAACTTTCCTGCAGGTGGATATAATAGTTTAAACTTTGCAAGTACAAGCGTTAGCAATACTTACACATTCCCAAATGCAACAGGTACGATTGCATTAACATCTAATTTATCTGCTTACCTACCTTTAACAGGTGGAACTTTAACAGGGGTGTTAAACGGAACAAGTGCAACTTTTAGTGGTAATATGGCTATCGGTAGTAGCACTAC